GTTATATCCCTCGAACTCAGAAGTAGTAGAGTTAAAGCGTAACTTACCAGCTACACCTGTAGGTCTTTCACCTGTTGTTCCTGCTGGCATCTTAATTGCAGAAGTAGCAGTAAATGATGGGTTAGCGTCATCATATTTAACTGTGTCTGCATCGTACCCTTGGACTGTAGAACCAATATCTGTGGTTACTACAAGCGTCTTATTGTTAGGGATGCTTGTGCCATTGATCGTGGCTGATCCAGTAACGACTGCTGCTGCGAAAGTAACTGTATCACCAGACTGATATTTGTCTGTGTTTAGGTTTGTAAAATTCGCATCTACTTCGTTATGGGTTAGCGGAGAGCCTTTTACTGCTCTTGTAACGATAGTAGACATGGTATTAAGCCAATGTTACTGTTACGCTTGCAGATGCAAACTTGAACACATCGCCTGTGTCAATTGCTTTAGAAGCTGTCAATGCTCCATGATAAAGAAGGTTTCCGCTTGTAAGTGCGTCTAGAATACCAAAGTGAGTAATTGTTCCCCAACTGCTTGTAGCTTGGTCAAATTCAACTGCTGCTGAGTTGGTTGATGCTCCGTTAGATGGCGCATTAAATGCCATTGACTTACGCGCATACGCTCCACCAGTACACTCTGTGCCTGTACCAGCGTCTGTAGGATCGCTAGTAAACAAGCCTACATAAACAGTAGCTGGTGAGCTATACGCAGTATTGCGTAAAGTAGCGTTAATTAGAGCGTCTTCTAAATAGTTTGATAATGCAGCCATGATTAGTCCTTATCGTGAAGTCAATTTCATTTGTAGAGGAACTCCAGAGTATTCTGAGTTCTCGTCTGTGGTGTTGATGTTTCCAATAGCTCTATCGTATAAAGCTGCCCATGTTTGAATCTGAGCATCGTTCATAAGATATGGCTCTGCTTCTGCTAAAGATGCGTATAGAATTGCATCTGCATAATTGGCTAAGAATACATTTGATTGATTTGCTGTTGCCAATACTGTTGGCTTGTAGAAGTAAAGCATTTCTAGTACATAAGCCGAGTCTGGGATTGGTGCAAACTGTAGTTCTTGTCCGATTACTGTGTAATAGACTGGTTTGCCTGCTTCTTGCGCCCTGGCATCTCTAGTAAATGCACTAGGGGTAAGGTAAGTAACTGGTACTCGTGGGCTTCCTTGGATGAATAGATCACGCATCTCTAGGAAGTCTGTTGGCAATCCTACTGTGTTATCGCCAGATGTCATAGTTGCTGTGGCTGACTTTAGCATTAACCGAGTGCGTAGATCGCGCTGTAAACGAGTTTCTGCAAGGGTAATGAAGTCAGGTATTACCGAGGTCAAATCAGATCGACCAAGGTAGCCTGCTACTGTAGTCTTTAGATCGTTGTAGGTTGCAATTGCCATGTTATGTCATCTCTATGTTTTGCCAGCCATAAATGTAAGAACCAACATGACCAATCTCCATAGATAAGTCGTGGTCTACCCAAGTGTCAAATCCTGCATCTTTAGCTTTTATGCAGAAGTAAATATCTTCGCCCAATACTGCCTTCTTTTGTAATGTCTCAAAGAAGTAATAGGGCATTTCCATCTTTTTAAATACATCTATTTTAATCAATACCACACCACAGCCGATGCCATCTGCAATTTCTATTCCTTTTTTTCCTTTGGAATAGATTGGAAACCAACTAACCTTACCATTTTCTTCGATCTTAAAGTTCTTGGCTGTAGGCTTAACTGGCTCTGATCGTGTCGTTGCATTAACCCCAACAATATCTTTGTTGTGCTTTAACAAACGAGTAAGGGCATCTTTAGGAAAACGCATATCGCCATCTACAAACATAACATAGTCGCATCTATCCTTAATTGCGGTTTCTACTATGCTATTGCGTTGGTCGAATATTAGCGTTCCCATAGCTGTGTAGAAGTTAAGTTCGTGCTTTGTGTTCTTGAGCGTATAGCCTGTCATTGCACAAATATCGAACCCTGTGGCTACTTCCATTTGACCACCACGAGAAGGTACACAGATAGCGATTCTCATACTACACCGCCTCTTGTACGAAATACTCTATTGTCTGGATCGTTAAGCCACTTCTTTAATGCTTTCTGATCAAGAATAGTATAGCCACGCATAATGCCTTCTTGATTTAGCATATTGACAATCTCAGTCGGCAAGGTCGCTATATGGTTCTTTCTATCAATAGGGTTATCACCCCATCCTTTACCTGTAGGATTATTGTTATAAGCCTCTTTTGTGTAGTCTGCAAACTCGGTTAAGTCTTGTTGGGAGTGAATAACTAAGCCACCCTCTCCATCATCGTATGCAGTCTTAACTACACCATCTCTTACATCTAGGATTTTTTTCAAAGTTTTATCCACCTTTTAGGAACAATATCTGTAGAGTCTAGCCCATTGGTAAACCACCGGCTAGGTGCTACTACCTTTCCATTGCCAAGCCAAGCACCCCACCATCCAAATGAACTATTCGCTATGATATGGTTTTTAAAGCTCGAAAGCAATGCTAAGTCTTGTCCTGGTGCAGAGCAAGGCATGACATGGTTAGCCCATGCTAAGTTCTCTACACACCATTTTGGATCATCTGAAAATACTACAAATTCATGGTTAGGAAAGGCTTTAATTGCCTCCCTGTAGTAATTGTCTCCGAGTTGAGTAAACACATCAGGTAGGGCTAAATAATCGCCTCTACGGACTGTTACTGCCACCATATCGCTAGGAATGTCTGACTTAGGAAGCCTAAACTCTTGGCGAATCTCATCTTCTACACAATCAAAGTATTTCTCTGACTGCCAGTAGCCCACCATCATTCCTGATCGGTTGATCTCTTGGAAACTATGTTGTCTTTCCTCTATCGGCTCTGCAACATTATTTGTTACATGAAACGATATAGGGAAAACCCCTAGTTCATACTGTCTGCTTTTGTTTGTGTCGTAAAAGGTTGTGTTTAACTCTAAGGTCTCACCCAAACTTTTAGCTGTTGCGTATCCTGCTGCGTACTGGAACATCTGGTTGCCCAGACCTCCCATAATGTAAACGATCATAGAAAAGAGGGTAGATTTTGTCTACCCTCTATTCTACTTACTATCTAGGTTTTATCAAGATAAGTCGTATGCACCGCCATGAGCTGCCTCATTGCGAACTTCGAGGGTCAATTCAGCCAAGATTTGTGTCTTGTCTGCATCGCCAACTTTTGCCAATTCGTTTGTTTGGAATGGGCGCAAGTATGCCAAAGCTGCATACTCAGGATCGAGTACGAGGGCATCACGAGTACGCATAAAGCGGTTAGGAACGATCTGCAATACACCAAAGTCGGACTGATAAAGATCAGCACCGGCTAGGATGGTTGCTTGACCATTGGTAGGCACTTGGTAACGCTGTGCTGCCAAACCTGTGAAAGCTGAAACTACTTGCTTGAGAGCAGGAGAAACAACTAACAGGGAAGGTGTGCCACCAGAGGTAAATACCTTGCTGATAACATTCTTGAGAATGGTCTCAGTAAAGGTACGAGTCGTACCATCTGTACGAACTGATACACCGATGGTTGTAGGATCTACACCTTGGGTAGTACCAGCCGACTTGTCGGTATTGGTCTTGATGTAAGACAACAACGAACCCATAACACGAGCTGTGCTGTTGCTTGTACCAACGGCTTGACCTTGGTTAGCGGTAATGATTGCCTCGATGTCGCGCTTAATTTCAGCAGATGCTTTAGCCAATTGATAAGCCTTCTCAGACTTACGACCAGCTTTGTCTACTGCTTCTAGCGTACCAGAGATCATAATGGTCTTACCTACGATCTGTGTGTAGTTACCGATGCGAGTTGTTGGGCTAAGAGTTGCCTCAGAAGCAGTTGCACCTTCAACTAGAGCGTTGGTGGTGGTAGCTGCTGCTAAGCTGTCTGTTTGCCACTCATGGTAAACAGCAGTAGCTTTGGTCTTACCAATAGAACTCATAATTGGAGTATCTGTTGGGGAGATAGAGTAGATCACATCGCTGAGATCTTCCCGCGCACCTACTGCGTCATAACGATTATATGCTGCCATTTTTTATTTCCTTTATTAAATGAATTTTTCAAAAAGTTTCGCAGCATCAGCTTTTTTCCCAGTTTTTCTGAGTTGCTGAAACTGCTTTTTCATTGCTTCCTGGTCAGAGTCTCGTGGTGTGGAAGTGCCTGATTTCAACACTTTTGGTGCGTTTTGAACCTTTTTGGTTGCAGCACCTTTACTAGCCACTAACTTCTGATACATCATGCCATCGTACAAAGATTTAACAGCCCTAGGATCATAGATTTGAGAAATGTCCTCATCAGTCCAGCCTACGGATTTGGCATAAGAACGAATGTCCTTTTTCAAAACCTCGGCTTTGACATCATCGGCAAAGTCTGGAATCATTTTCTTAAGCTGTACTTGTGCTTGGGCAATATGGGTTTGGATCGCTTGTTGCTGGTCAGCTTGCTGTTGCTGTGCAATGCGTTGCTGTTCAGCGCGAACCGCCATCAGTTGTTTCTCTTTTTCAGTACGATCTGCGACCTTGATGGCGTAGCCAATAGGATCGGTATCTTTAAGCTCTTGGAGGTTTTCTTCACCATTTTCTCTGGTTAAGATTTGCTCGATGGCTTGTAATCGTTCTGCATAAGTTTGACGCAACTGCTTGGCTTCCTCGATAACGCTACGCTCAGCTTCTACAGCCTTACGAGTTTCAGCGAGGGATTGAGTTTTCTTCGTGTAATCTGCTGTGCGACTATAGCCACTCAGTAGTTCTTCCTCAGACACCTCAACTTCTTCATTGCCAATTCTGACTTTGAATGTTTTGGTAGGCTGAGTATCTTCTTCTGGCTCTACAGTTTCTTCCACACTTTCATCTTGGTAGTCCTCATCTGAGGCTTCATACTCTACTTCTTCTGAAGTCTCTGGTTCAACAGATTCTGATTGGGCTTGTGAAGCCTTCTCCTCTGCCGAGTCCATCAAAGACAAAAATGCGCTAGCTGCATCAGATACAGTCTGAACACTTCCCTGGGGATTGGTGTTTTCACTCATGTTGTTTACCTTTTAGGTAGTTAAAAAATCTTCCACTTCTTATCCTCTATTTGCTTATCGTCTGAGACTGCTTGAATAGTGGCTATTAATTCGTCTAGCACTTTGAGTTTGATAAAGTTTCGTTCCCGAACTTCTACATCCTCGTCTGCGCTATTAAAAATATTACTCTTGTAGAGATTGCGTTGGCTCTCTACCAGTTCTAAAAAGAACTCATCGTGTAAATAGGCTGATGCTCTTGAACTATCTCTCATTAAATAACATTAGGTATGTTTGCGGTAGCAGATAATTTAGCACCAACTTGCAATGCTTTCAATTGAGCTTCGTATTCAAACTCTTGTTGCTTCATTGCCATTTCCATCTCAAACTTCTGACGCTCTAACTGGATCTGTGCTTCTGCCTTGGCTCTTGATACCTCAATATCGTTTATTGCCTTGGCTCTGTCAGCCTCGATTTTGGCTTCTTGTTGAGCAACATAGGCTTGGATTGCAGGGTCAGGCTGTGCTGGCTGTTGAGCGTTTTGCTGAATCATTTGCTCTGTTTCAGGAGTAATCTCCGCAAAGAACTCTGTAGAATCTTTAAAGCCTGCTGCCTCAATAAA